AATATTCTGTGGTTGTAGGACATATTTTTTGCTTCTTTCATTCTCTATAAAACTATTATATAAGATAAATCAGATATTTCAAGAGGCTTTATATGTTACAAAAATTAGGATTTTTACCAGGTTTCAATAAACAGGTCACATCTACCGGCGCTGAATCACAGTGGACAGGGGGAGAAAACGTACGTTTTAGATATGGTACTCCGGAGAAGATTGGTGGTTGGGCTCAATTAGGATCTACTAGTTTATGTGGTCCAACAAGAGCACTACATCACATGGTTAATAAAACATCAATCAAATACGCTATTCTAGGAACTAATAGAATTTTATATGCTTACACGGGTGGAGTTTATTATGACATCCATCCTATCAAAACAGACTTTGGAGCACTAACAGATAAACTAGCTTGTACTTCAGGTTCAGCTATTCTTACTATTACTTTATCATCCACTACCGGTATGACAGCGGGAGATATTTTATTTCTTGAAAACGTCACACCGCCAACAGGTTCCGGTTATTCCGCTGCTGATTTTGATGATAAAACATTTATGATAACTGAAGTAGTCGATACTACCTCAGTTACTATTACTATGGCATCTACCGCTAGTGCTTCTGCAACCGACGGAGATCTATCTGTTAAATATTATTACCCGGTAGGACCGGCTCAACAACTCGGAGTTTATGGTTATGGTATTTCTACTTTTGGTGGAACAGCTGTAGTCCCTCAAACAACTACTTTAAGTGCAGCCATTACTAGCACAGGACAAACAACAGGAATTACATTAACAAGTGTAACTGGGTTTCCAACTTCAGGAACATCTTATATTTTAGTTGGCACAGAATTTATAAAATACACTGGGATCAGTGGAACAGAATTAACAGGTGTTGCTAGAGCACAAAGGGGAACGTCTGCATCAACTTATTCTAGTGGAGCTACGGTTACTAATGGAACCGATTACGTAGGTTGGGGAGAAGCATCAACAAGTTCAGATTCTGTAGCGGACCCTGGTCAATGGTCCTTGGACAATCTAGGCCAAACTTTAATTGCTTTAATTGTTAATGGTCCTTGTTTTGAATGGGATTCAAATGCATCTAATGCAACAGCAACAAGAGCAACTATTATATCGGGTGCACCAACAGCGTCCCGTGATATGTTAGTCTCAACTCCCGATCGTCACTTAGTATTCTTTGGAACAGAGACTACGATTGGTGACACTACAACACAAGATGATATGTTTATAAGATTCTCTTCTCAAGAAGATATTAATGACTATACACCAACAGCTGAGAATAGTGCTGGTACACAAAGACTGGCCGCCGGATCACGGATCGTGGGTGCTAAACTTGGTAGAAATGCAATCTACATTTGGAGTGATACTTCTTTATTTACTATGACCTTTGTTGGAACTCCTTTTACTTTTGCCTATTCACAAGTTGGAACGAACTGTGGATTACTAGGTAAGAATTCAGCCGTTGAAGTTGATGGTACTGCTTACTGGATGTCTGATAATGGTTTCTTTAGGTACACTGGTAAACTAGAATCGATGGATTGTTTGGTTGAAGATTATGTTTATGATAATCTTAATACAACATCTAATGAATTAGTGTATTGTGGTATCAATAATTTGTTTGGTGAGATTACTTGGTTCTATTGTACTTCAAATTCAAATGTAGTTGATAGAGCAGTTACATACAGTTATCTAGACTCAACAGCAAAAAGACCTATATGGTTTACAAATGCAAACAGTTTATTTCCAAGAACAACATGGGAAGATTCAGCGGTATTTGGTTTACCACATGGAACTTCATATGATGCAGGTACGGATACTTGTGATACAGTAGGTAATACTGATGGTATTTCTATTTACTATGAACACGAAACAGGAGTTAACCAAGTAAAAGGTGGAGTAACAGCAGCTATACCAGCTAATATTACATCCGGTGATTATGATATTACACAAAAAGTTGTAAGAGGAGCAGCTACAAATATGGCTGACCTTCGAGGTGACGGGGAAAGTATTATGAGAGTGAGTAGAATTATACCTGACTTTATATCACAAACAGGAAATGCTATTATACAATTAGATCTAAGAGACTATCCAAATGATACAGCAGCAAGCTCGTCACTTGGACCTTTCACAGTAGCAACCAGCACCACAAAAGTAGATACACGTGCAAGAGCTAGAGCAATTGCTTTAACTATATCAAATACAGCAGTGGACACTAGTTGGAAGTTAGGGACTTTTAGGTTAGATATACAAGCTGGAGGAAGACGATAATGTCAATTACAAGATTACAACAAGCTAGACAGATGTATGCAACAGGTCAAAGAGTTGGAAGAATTGCATTTCAAGGTGGAGGTGCTTCTTGGGCTCCTTCTTCTCCATCAAACTCACCAGGACATCCAAGCTCATCTTATAATAATCCAAGTAATAATATAAGTCCGTCTCGTGTAGGAAATACTAATAATTTTACAGAAGCTGCTAAAGGAACATTATCAGACCCTAGAGAAACAGAAGATTTTGTAGGCGAAACAATGTTTGGTCCTACACAAAAATATACTGGAGGAAGTTCTTTGTTTGGTGGTGCTAATAAATATGGTTACACCGATCAATACGTAAATCCTATTAAATCCAATTTTGGACAATTAAAACCAGGTTATGGTGGAAGATTATTAGGGGGTATTGCAAGTATGATAACAGGTATACCTTTTGTGGGTGGAACTATTGGTAATATGTATGATAAAGGAAAAGGAATTTTTAGTAACAAACCAAGAGACATGAGTGAATTTAATCAATATGGTTTAGATGGTGTAATGCCTGAAGACTTTGAAGATGAAAAAATATCTTTAACTAGTTTTACAGAAGATGATCCTTCAAATTTAGATAATATGTTTAAAGAAGCATATAATAATTATTTAATAGATGCCCCTATAGGTAATCCATTATCTTTTGAAGAATTTAGTCAGCTAATGTTAGATAGACAAGAATCCTACGAGAATATTGTTAATGTAGGAGATATTTAATGGCTAAAATAGTACAAACATTAACAAGAGCAAGCTCAGAGTATGAAGAAGATGTGGCACAGTCTTTAGTAAGAGATTTAGATGCCGTGTTAGAGAAACTTAACACAACGTTTCAAGAAGAATTAAAACAGGAGATAGAAGCTAGAAGCTTCTTTTTAGATTAATGGCAGTAGTCAATCAATACAAATTTGTAGGTATAGATAACAGTACAACAGGTGGAGCACTAACACCATTAGGATCTGGTATCCCTGCGGTCAATGAAACTATTGTTATTAAATCAATATTAGTTACAGCAGCTGGCACACCTACAGTAACTGTTACAAACAACAGTATTACAGCCATTAAATCAGCAGCATTAACAGCAAATGTTACAACAGAATTATTAACCCAACCGCTAATAGTAGAGGGTGGAAAAGCCTTTACAGTACAAGCAAGCACATCAGATTCGTTTGATGTAGCTATTAGCTATCTAAACATTAAGAAAGAGGTAACAACATAATGGAACTATTAAATGCAAAAGTAGAAACAACATATAGACACAAGGAAACAGGAGAACTTTTTAAAGAGAAAAAGGACTGGGAAGCTAAAGGCTATAAGAATGAAGAGATGGCTCAGGACGTAAAAGTTATCATGCCACCTCTTGATTTGTTCGCAAAAACAAAGTAAACTGACAAAACCATGGGAATAGAAGATATACAAATTTCAGAAGAATTACAGACTAACGCACCCTCTATAAAATATAGCGGTAATGAAGGTCCTAAATCTCCACAAGAAATGCAAAAAATGAGGATGGCTCAACTAGAAGAAGAGTATTCTAGATATGTTGAAGACATGATAGAGCAAGGTCTTGAGCCTATGTCTCTACAACAATTTATGGAACAAGCAATGGCCGAAGGACAAATGGCTGGCGGTAATCCTTTACCTCAAGATCCAACAAAACCAGTTAACCCTTTTCAACCTAAACCTACAGGACCAGCTTTACCTAACAGACAAATGGCAGCGTATGGTGGTATCATGGGTTTAGATGGAAGACGTAAATATGGTTTAGGAAGTAGATTAAGAAAACTTATACCAAATGAAATAGCAAAGGTTGCAGAAGTTGCAGCGCCTTTCGTTGCACCATTCAATCCATTAGCCGCAGGTTTAATGTCTGGTATTGGTGGTTATGATAGAACAGGTAATATAGGTTCATCACTTAAATCAGGATTAATGAATTATGGTTTAGGTCAAGGTGCTAGATATTTAGGTGGAGCAGATTTACAAGGACTTCCAAAATTTATACCTGGTGGTCAAGGTATAGGATCTAATTATGGCTTTAGTATGCCAACAGGTAGTGGTGGTATAAAAAATTTATTTAAATCTAAAGCACCAGCAGATATAG